AAATGAAATATATTTTATATTTAATATTAGGTATAGTTTGCATAAAAGAATAAAATACTTCATGTAATTCATTATGAATATTATGAAAATTTTTACAAATAATAAAAAAATGATTTTTATTAATTGAAATAATATTTAAAAGATTGCTAAAAAATTCATTCCATACAAGTTTGGAGTTACATCCAAGAGTATTCAAGTCAATATCAATATGTATATCACTTAATCTGAAGAAGTATTCATTTTTGTCATAAACAATAGATATTTTTTTTTCGTATTTAAGATTAGATTGACTGAAAAAGGATATAAATTTAAGTGCTTGGGTGTATTTACCGGTACCAGGAGGTCCATATAAAATCATATTTCGTGGATATTTATGATATAAATGATATAGTTTATCATTTTGTTTGTGTAAATTGAATTTATTGATAGAATTAAGATATTGATAAAAATGAAATTCATGAAAGTTCATAATATATATTGTATATTGTTATATAGAAGTATTTAAATGAGCAATATTATAATATATAAATGTTTCTAACGTTAAATATAGAAAATTTTAATGAAAAAAATATATTATTAAATGATCCAGTAAAAAACATATTGAGATCGGGGTGTGAATTTATAAAAATAATATATTCAGATAAGAATATAATATTAAATGGCATATATATAAAAGTATCATTTAATGATATAGAGATAATAAAGAAAAAGGCAGACATTTACAAATTAAAAATAGATAAGGATGTAAATATGGATATAATACAATTATTATTAATAATAGAACATAATATATTAAATATGATAGATAAAAAGATAGTTAAAGTATATACTTTAAAAACAGAACTGTTAAAATTAAAATTAATAAAATTGCATGGACAAATAAATTTAAATAGTGGATTATATAGTAATATGGAATTTATAGTACGTATATTTGGTATATGGAATGATAAAGTAAGATGTGGATTAAATTATCAGATAATACCAAAAACAGATAAATATTTAATGAGAACAACAAAGGAATTATAATTCTCTATTTAAAGAATTTGTAATAAAATATTCATATATAATTAAAGTGGTATAAAAAATAAGAAAAACAATAGAAATAGACTGAATAGAAAAAATATTAGGATTGTTGGTAGGTTGTGAAAATAGTAATATATAAATAAGTAATATAAATTTAATGAAATTGGTAAACATACTAGAGTTATTATATAAAACAATACTGTAAAAAATGATGAAAAAATATAATATGATGAGTATAACATAAACAATGATATTAAATAGTCTGTTAAGATTTGATGCGTTAATTTGATAAGTTAGTAAAATAATTAAAGATTGAATAATAATAAAATATGTAAAGAAATTATATTCTTTTCCTAAAAAAAGGAAGAATGATGAAATAGTAATTGCTGAAATAAATATTAAAGAAATAGGTGAAATATCTTTAATAACTTCAAAATGAATATTAGCTATAGATAAAATTTGACTTGTATCCATAAATTATATAGAATATGATTAGAAAAAATATATAAATATATTTGTATATATAAAGACAATAGTATGATAAATATTCCAAGTAGATATAATAAATATGAAAAGTACTTCATAAATATTGACAGTAGAGTTATTGTAGAAAAAAGAGATTTTAATATGCCTAGAATAGATGAATATGAACAAATATTAAATATAAAATATACATTAAAAGAATTAAATTCAATAAAAAAAAAGTATGGAATAATAGGTGGAAAAAATAAAAAAGAAATACAATATTTATTATATAATTTATTAAGATTTCAGTATAATATAAATAAGATAATTAAAAAGTATCGTTCATATTTATTATTTAAATATAAGAAGTTATTAGGTAGTAGAAATTATACAAATTTAGAAGATTTTGAGACATTAGAACCATTAAAAAGTTTAATAAATTTAAATATAATAAGTTTAGTAGATAGTTCAGATGATAATAATAATGTATATGGGTTTTATATAAAATCTTATAAAAAATTATTATTGAAATATAAGAAAAAGGCATTTAATCCTTATACAAGAAAAGTAATAGTGGAATCAGAAAATGAGCGTATAAATTTGGTAATAAAACTAAATAGGTTGTTAAATATACCAGATGATAATATAAATAATGATGTAATTGTTTTAACAAGTGAAAGTAAATTAAAATTTGAAATACATGATTTAATACATGATATAAATAATTTAGGTAATTATGCTGATAGTATGTGGATAGAAGGGTTGAATAAGAATCAAATAATAAAATATATATTTGAATTAAAAGATATTTGGGAATATAGAGCAAATTTAACAAATCAAACAAAATTTCAAATATATAAATTTGGCAATCCATTTTTTGATATACCTAGTAATTTGCTAGTATCATATAATGATACTAAATTAAAAAAAATATTAATAAATTTAATGAGAAGATTAATAAGTAGTGAAGATAATAATATAGCTTCATTAGGTGCATTTTATATTTTAGGTACATTAACGTTAATAGAAGAAAATTCGAGAAATGCTATGCCATGGTTATATCAATCTTTTTATTATACAAATACACAATAAAAATAATAGCTAATAAAGTACTTAAATAGTATTATCGTGTATTGTGTATAAGATGCCTGCTAAAAAAACAACACCTTCAAAAGCAACAACCGAACCTAAAGAAAAGAAAACACCTACAAAAAAAGTAAGTGAGCCAGTAAAAGCTGAGCCAGTAAAAGCTGAGCCAGTAAAAGCTGAGCCAGTAAAAACGGAAGTTCAAAATGATGTAGTACAACAAGATGTAGTAGAACCTGATGAAATTGGTCAATGCTTTATGGAGTTAATGAAGAAACTTCAGTTACTTTCTACAACATTTGTAGCTCTAAAACAAGATTTCAAGGCACTAGAAAAGCGTTATTCTCGTGAACTAAAAGCAGCTCAAAAAAACAGTGAAAAAAAACGTAAACCTAGTGGTAAGCCCCGTCAACCAAGTGGTTTTGTAAAACCAACAAAAATTAGTGATGATCTAGCTGTATTTTTAGAAAAGGAAGCTGGTTCAGAAATGGCACGCACAGAAGTAACACGTGAAATTAATAAATATATTCGTACACATAATCTTCAAGATCCTACAAATGGTAGAAAAATTAATCCCGATGTAAAACTTCGTAAATTACTAGAAGTACCAACTACAGAAGATTTAACATATTTCAATCTTCAAAAATATCTAAGTAAGCATTTTCCAAAACAAACTCCTAGTGTAACTGTTTCTACTTAGAGAAATTAAATTTATTAAAAATATTTTTATATATATGTAATTCATCATATGATATAATATTATGATATTGACACCAATCAAGAAGAGAATAATTAGAATTTTTGTTTGTTTCTATGTACATAATATAGAAACAAATAGCAATATAAATATTAAAATTATTATTAGAATAATAATCAGTGCCAGCTAAAATACAAATAGATTGAAAATGATTAATAGATAATATATTTAATGAGCGAATAATAGCTTTAGTATTATAAATATCAATAGTTTCTTTATAAAAGTTAGGATTTTTAATAATAATTGTAGTTCCATATACGAATAAATCCATATCTTCGCTCATAACAGGATATTTATACAATTTATTCATAAGCGCACATAATTCATCAGCTTCATTAATAGCTGTAATATATGAAAACTTATATTTTGTAAATAAATTTTTAACAATAATAAAGTCAGTGCTATTTAATTTAATAGTTAGATTTTCATAATATTTAATTTTATGTTTATTTTTATTTGATAATGTTTTTTGACTAAGAATTTGAAGTTTAGTTTCAGCAGCTTTACGATTATCTTTTCTTTTTTCAACAAATTCTAATTTATCTTTAGGTACATTACCATCAAAAATAAATAAAGGTGTAATATTATATTTAATAAATTTTTGACACATAATTTCAAAATCAATTTCTAATGTATTTGATTTTTTAAATTGATACATATAAACATTTGTGTCTATAACTATAGTTTTATATTTTAATTCATGAAGATTAATATTAGTATAAGAATCTTTACAATATTTCTTACAAATATTGTTTAAATATTTGATACCCATTATATTAAATCTTATAAATGATAATTATATAAAATCAATTTTTACAAAATTGAAATATAAACATAATTAGAACATAAATATTATTAAACCTAATATATAATGGGAAGTCTACAAGATTTTGTAATATTTCTATTTACATGTTGTATGGAAAAAAATAATTCTAGACCAAATTTTAGATTATATCAATGCGAATCTCCACCTCCATATAGAAGAAAAAAATATAATCCTAGGAGTTTGCCATATAGAAAACATTAACCAAATACATTTTCTTCTGTATAATTCATGTATAAAAATCCGTCATCATCTTTATATTCATTATATAATTCAATCATAGTATGTGTAGATGGTGCGATCATATTATTAACAAATAAAAAAATGCCTTTTTCAGATGCTAGTTTTAATCGTTTTCTAATAATAAATAAAAATTGTGTAGCTGTTAAATCATTTGGAACTAAATATTTTCTTTTATCTAACACGTCTAAACCAGATCCAGGATTTTTTTCACATATTACAGGAACTCTATCTGGATATTTTGTTTTAATTTTACGTGATTCTTCTACTCTTTCTTGGAATGTTTTATTCATATTAACATAATAATTTTCTGGTGTAAATGTGCCTTTTACAGCACTATTTAATACACTATTTATTCTTAACATTTATATTATATTGTTAAGAATATATTTTTAATATATTATATAATATACAGTTTGATAAGTGAATCTATTCGGGTAAATGATGTGACAAATTAATTATTCGAGTAAAAAATATAGTTATTTATTGTATATTATCCACTTCATTATCAAATTCAACATCCATATATATAATGATACTTACTTAAATAATATTTAAGTAACGTAATTATATGAAATATTTGGGGATAGTTGTTGTAGGTGGATTTTTTTCTTTTTTTGCGTCAATGGGAATAGGAGCGAATGATGTAGCAAATGCTTATGCTACAGCAGTAGGATCAAAGGCATTAACGATTAAACAAGCTGTTGTATTAGCATCAGTTTTTGAAACGGGTGGTGCAATATTAATGGGAAGTCATGTATCTAAAACAATTAGAAAAGGAATAGCAGATTATGAATGTTTTGAAGATGATCCAGGTCCATTAATGTATGGTTGTATGAGTGTATGTTTATGTGTAGGATTATGGTTATTTATTGCTTCAAAATATGAAATGCCTGTTTCTACAACACATTCGTGTGTAGGTGGTATGATTGGTATGACAATAGCTCTAAAAGGTACAAGATGTGTAACCTGGTATGAAGAGAAAGATTTATTTCCATATGTAGGAGGAGTTACAGGAATTGTTTTATCATGGTTTATTTCACCTGTATTTTCAGCAATGATTTCTAGTATATTATATGCTATTATAAGACAAGTAATTTTACGTTCAGAAGAAAGCTTTAATAGAACAAAATATTTATTTCCAATATTAGTAGGTGGTACAGTATCATTAAATTCATTTTTTATTATTTATAAAGGAGCGAAAGGTTTAGATTTAGATGAAACTCCATTAGATGTAGCTTGTGCGTGGGCATTTGGAATAGGAGGAATTAGTGGAATATTAGTTATTCCTTTTATTCCAAAAATAAGTGAAAATG